ACCTGCTCGGCGAGGTCAAGGGTGTCAACATGCGGCCTGTCAGCTTCCGGCAGACCGCCTACGATCTCAGCCACCTTGTCTGACACAATGTCGTCAGCAAGCGAAACGTCTTTAAGTACAGAGACAGGAGCCGGCGGAGTGTAGTTTACACTTCCACGGCACGCGATCCCCTTGTCTTCACAGATGCGCTGAACGTCTCCTCTGCCTGACACCCATGCCGTTGGATCGCCTGGGTAGTCAGCCAAACTAGACATGTAGCGTTTGCCAACTGGGTTCACACCAACGGCATCGGCTTCCTTCTTGTACATGTCGCCGATCCGCGGTTGACCCTCAAATTGGTTGCCGTTGCACCAACCTTCAAGGAATTCCCTGTCAGTGTTGCTCATCGGAGCCTGCCCGAGGGCAAACATCTCGGACAGAGTCTCTGACGTGCCTTTTGATAGGCACAGCTCATAGTGAGACTGAATTGCTGGATTGTTTGATATCTTTCTCATCAGTTAGAGTCCCATATGCGTCTTCAATTCGTCCAGAGCAATCCCAGCCGCGGCATTGGCTTCCTGAAGAAGCTCGAATGCATTAGCAAGGGTTTCGGCTTCTACATCCTCGGCGTCTTCGCGCTCCTGGGCCTTGCATTCATGCAGGATAACAGCCTCGTTGGCGTAGCACAGCTGCTTCGTGGCGTCATTCAAAAGGTCCACAAGCTCATTCGGTACTGGTTCCATAAAGATACGTCTCCAGAGAGAGAGTACGGGCGTTGAGATCACATGGGCGGTACACCTGGCGGAATCTCGCCAGCTGGCGGAGCACCGGGTTGGCCGCCTTCTGGCGGCATTTCAGCTGGCATTGGCGGTGGAGGCGGCAGCGGTGGAGGCGAAAGCATGTATCCCTCCGGATCGAGATCAATGCTCTTGCTCCAGTCAGAGATCAGTTTGTTGATTGGATTCACGTCCCCAGTTTGCATACCGTAGTCGAACATGGGCTGGAACATAATCTGCATCGCCTGTTGCAGATTGGCCGCGTCTCTATCTTTGTTTGGCTTTCTGGCAGACCCGGCTTCAATTCGGTACTCAAGCTGGTAGAGCACCTCGGCAGGATCAGACGATTCTACCAACTGAGACCACAGCTGGGCACCGATCGGTCCCATGACTGGAGTAATGTCATTCGATGTCAGGTGCCACCGAGCGGTCAGTGCCTCCTTGCGGGCCACCTCAGTCATCGACTCTTCGACTAGGCTAGCCATATCATCTGGCCTGATGTTTAATTGGCTCCGCTTGGTTTCAGCCTCGGCTGCGCTGCGATACTGGTGGGCGGTCTGGCCGTACATAAGTTCGGAAAGTCCCGTGCGCTGGGCAAAATTCCGCTCGACCGCCTGAACCACGTCCCAAATGGAGCCATTGAACTGCGGATGCTGGAGAAACTGCACAACATCAGCAATCGTGCTGCCGTGCTGCTTCTCAATTTCAATCAATGTGTAATCTTTGCCGGAAAGGATGGCTTCCTTCAGCTCAGCGGAAGCGGCTTTCTGGATAGCCAAGAAGTCTCGACAGGAAATGCGAATCTTGCTAGCAATGAAGGAGTAGACCCAGTCAAGGAATTTGAGTTCTCCCATCGCTGGCTTCAGGTGCCCCATCGGCCACGGCGAACGCGGAACCCAGTGAAACGCTATCGGGGTAAATGGCCAGGTACCGTCTGCCCAGAATGGGGTTGGCCACTGAAGAGCCTGATCAACAGGGGCGCCAGAAGCCTCTGTAGTTTTCGGCGGAAGGTTCAGCGGATATGGCAACTCGTCGCAGATGACGATATAACAGAAATTGCCAAACACCTCCAGCGAATCCTTCAAACTCTTCGGCACTCCAGCAAGCCTGCCTCCTATCCCCATCTTGGAGTAAATCTTCCAGTACACGATCAAGTCGTTTGAGTGGCCGGTCTTCTTATTGTAGTCCGCATCTTCATCAGACATGCCTTCCGCGTACTTGTTCAAGGACTCCATGTTTCCGCGAAGAGTGTTCGGCGGAAGATTATAATCCTGCTCTACCTGCCATATCGGATGAATGCATCGCCGTGCAATCCATTTTGCCTCGCGCAAGCTTTCAGCGTCCGGGTCGATCAGCAGGTTGTCTACGGTGTCGTAGAATGTGCCTGCCATCGTGATCCCGAGGCCCTCCGGGCGGTACAATTCTGTCCAAAGACAACCGAGACCCTTTATTAGCGCCTCGTCGATCGCAGCTCTGGCCTCCGTCTTCAAATCAAGCGCGTTCGGCGTGTAGTTCAGGTAGAAGGACAGGATATCGGCACGCGCCTTATCGGACTCGCGTATCATGACCGTCTGCTGCTGCGCATTGGCATACATCGACTCTGCCTGCATCATCGCTTGTTGCTGCACCTGCATGGCAACCGCCGGGTCTTCCATAGTGAGACCCATCTGCTGTACCTGCTGCTGCACCTGAGCTAGCACCAGCGACTGCGGGATCTCCGGCACCTTCCTGGTATTTACCTGCCTAATTGGATTTTTGTGGTAGAGAATCGGGCCAAAGAGCTGGACCAATTCCGCCGCCTTGTTCACCGTCATCATGCAGGATGGGCTGGCGACTGAGTCTTCATCAACGACGAAGCCACGAGAGGACCCTAGACGATTGGTGTAGAGAAAATCGTGGGGGCCGTTGTAAAAGCGGGCAGCTTCCGCGGCGTCGTCGCCGAATTTCTTCCACTTTAATTCGGCTGCGAGCTTGATTTTGTCTCGCCACTGCTGAACTATCGGACGGAGGGGATGATCACTACCGCTCACCTGCCGGCCTCCGCACTATGAGGACCAAGAACCTTGTAGGTGATATAGTCATCCTGATCTTCAACGTAAGCCCACACGCCAGTATCGACATAGCGAGCCGGATCAAACTTGGGATCGCGCTCATGGATTACACCGTCATACGGAAAGCCGTTGACTGTATTCCGGTGAAATACCAGGAGGCCAACATTGAGATCACCAATGGCGACCACCATGGCCGGGGCATGGGCGTCTGATCCCGGATGCGGTTTCCATCGCACAATTTGGCCAAGATAGACGGGGGGCATTTCAAAAGACTTCGGCATTACAACTCCTTGCCTATTTCAAACATCCAAACGACGTCAGGTGGCGACATTATCACTCCGCTGCTTTGCCAAGCCTGTTGGCAGCGCCGATCCATCGCTGCTCGTGAGGGGCGAGGTCTTCGGGGCCTTCCAATGAGCACAGGTTGGTGATGTGGCGAGAAACCGCGACCCAAGCAGCCCGTACAGGCATCGCCAGTTCACTGAACTCCTGGATAGGGTAGTCCGACCGGCGTGCCCAGGCAGAAAACAGAGATGTGGCAAGCGAGACCCAAGGCAGGTCGTCGCATTCCTCAAGAATGTCTAGCGCACGCTCGGTTACCGAAAACCACGCCACCTGTTGATCGTCGTCAAGATCGTCCCAATCTGGTTTTTTATCACCAGCAGGCTCGTCATCTCCGCCCTGGAACGCATTGCGGTACGCTCTAAACGCGGAAACGGCGATTGTCCCCTGTGACAAACCGGCTTCTTCCTTAACAGCCATACGGACCTCTATTGCCAAATAAGTTGCCACGGCTAGCCAGAAACATGCCCGCGCCTCAGGCCCGGCCTGGTCCTAGCCGCATTGCATTCTTGCCTTCTCTCATTGACTGCCGCAACTGCTTCTCTCGAAGCATTGTGACAGCATAACCCTGCCGATGCTTCACGGGCCTCTCGACATATCGTGGCTCAAATAGTGCCAAATAGCGGAAGCAGTCCATCAGATGGCTCGCACTCTTTGAGTCAGGCTTATCTCTTATCTTGCCAGCGACCCTCTGGTTGTGGTACATGCGGATTTCTTTGTCGAACGCTGTTAACGTGTCAAAAACCAGGACAGATGGACTCCCCCCTTCGGTCCGGCGAAGCAGCTCGCGGCAAGCCAGAATGCCAGCCTCGACTGAGTCCGAACCCCATAAAAATCCACTTCCGGTGTCGAAGGATCGTACCCCGTATCGCTTATTCGCCTCAGCGTACTGTTCCTCAACCGTTTTGCCGGAGCCAACATCAGTATTTCTACCCATGTTGGCGTCAATAATGAATGCCTGAATATCCTGGTCAAAGCATTTGTCGCGCATCGCCCGGCCGAACATGTCCGCGGTGCAATCCCTGATGTAGAGTTCGTCGTAGAGGACGTATGTGGATGGGAAACCGCGGGTGCGCGGCTTCGGCACGGCGAGGAAAAGAGCGGCACACGTCTGACGGCCAGGATCAATTGCTACATACCTAGTCCAATCACGCGGAACGTCAAAAGCTTTCACCTGATGGACGATCCGGCTGTACTCCGGATAGATTTTGTACGAGTGAATAGCCCATTCACCCCCGATTCGAACTCTGTAATCCTCCTCGGAGATGCATTTCTCTGCCAACAGCTTCTTTTGTTCCTCTAGGATGTATGGATTTTCGTCGAGTTTAACGAAAAACTCGGCGACAGACGGGTGCTTGCAATCTCGCTGGGTGTGAGCACGCTCGTGTATGGCATAGAGGACCTCGGTTCCTGTTTGCGGAGTAGCGCTCCAAAGGAAACGGCCGCCACGATCTACCAATCGAGCAGATATCTCTGAATACCATCCCTCATTATCCAACTCCTCATCGAACCAAGCAAGGTCAACGTCGGTGCCCTTGCTTGGATCAGCCAAAGACGAGATGAATGATATTTCCCAGCCAGTGGTGAGCGTCACCATTGACGGGACACTTTCCGCCTTCTTTTCCCAGCTGATGTTTTTAATCATCCTTGGAGAAATCAGCGGCGGGGCTGGCCTCGCTTCGCCTCGTCTAGCAAAGTCGTCCGGCATCCATGGACGATAGGATCGCCACAGGCCGGTACCTATATCGCGTATGATAGAGAAAGCACCCGCACGTCCGAGCTTCCGCCACATAACCGCACCAAGATGGCGACCATCACGTCCGACGCAGTAACAGCGACCGTCCGTGAGAGGATACCGTCCATATGGGTCACACCCAGTGACAGCGCGAGCCATCTCAACGGCGGCAGGCAAGGTTTTGCCTCCCCTATTACTTCCTATAATGATGCGCTCGGCAGCCATGGAGGCGTGGAATGCGAGCTGCGACGGCAAAGGCTCATAAAGCCGCAGTGCCTCGGCCCGGCGTCCAGCGATCTCTGAGATCGCCTTCCCAAGCATTCGGGCGGCAACTCCAGTTACTTGATCGAGAGCGACAGCGAGATCATCAACTGGGACTCGGCCGGCTATCCTTGTCCCGGAGGGGAGGTCCCCAATATCTTCGTCCGGAGGCGGGCTGGTCGGGAAGAGCTGGGGAGGAGGAGGCGGATTGAAGAGTGGCTTCACCTTCCCCTTCGGCGGCTTCTTGATCTCCGGCTGACTGACGAGGTCTAAGGTCAATTTCTTTTTGCTTGGCATAAAATGGCCCAAGCAGGCTGACTGCCACAGACTGGAGTTCCTTGTCGGTTAGACTGGACATTTCCTCTTGAGGCCCAACCTGCGCCGCATGGACTTGCATGAGGCGGATGATAGACTCTAGCATCCTGCCTTTGAAGTGAATCGAACCGGACTTTTTATACTCTTCGTAGTATGCGCGCGCGAACTTGCGCGCTCCGCCCCACTCCTCGATAAGGTACTCGATGATTTCAATGATATGCGGGACCCGCTTTTTGGCCCTGCCGACAGACTCCATCAGGCGGTCAATGTCGTCAAGGGTCTTCGGGTCCTTATCGGGGGGCAAATCTCCGAGTGGGGGCAGCTGGCGGTAGTTTTCCGGCATAAAAATCGTGATCGCCTAGCAGCTCTTGCAGCCGCTGAAGATGCCGCCGCCGAGATACCCAACTATTAGTGTTCGACTCGCACGCTTCGACAGCGGCGGTCCAGACGGCGGCAATAAGCCTGGATTCTTCTAGAGCGTCTTCTATCTCATCGCCAATATGGAGATGCACTACCTTGCGGCAGTTAAGATATTCCTGATAGGTCAGATTACATTGCAAAGCGTTGCGAGCCACCGATTCGTCCATAGTCGCGAGAATGCAACTCAAAGATGGCGCGCCGGCAAAGGTTCTCAGATGACAACGGACGTATTGCAACTCAATCGGAAAGCTGGTGCGCCAGCGTTCATGCGAACCAACGATTTCGGACCGCAAAGCCAGGCGTTTAAGAGATTCCCAAACAGCCTCCGGCGCCCAATCTGGCACAGGAACATCGAACGGAATGGCAATCAGTACAGATACGTAGCAATCCACAAGCCCATCGGTATTCCAACTAGCCTGCGCGAGAGAATTGTGGGTGGTACCCTGTGACCTGTGCCAGGCGGTCGGCCCGATGCAGCATACAAGCGCGAGCACCACGACAACTGGGTTCATCAGTTGCGAGCCTCATGAGGTCTAGCTGTCCACATCCCCAGTAATACACCGGAATTCCCAACTTTAGCGCTAGGTGATGCTCAAGCTTGGCGCCATGCGAAGATTCCCAATTAGGAAGCATGACCACGAGGTCCGACCGCTCAAGCATAACCATGTCGCCTTCAAGGAAGACGTCGGCCCCAAATCCCATACGGCCAGCATTGGCATGTGGGCAAAGAACTGCGTACCCCATATCCCACAGCTGCACCGCTACTAGTTTGGCGTAGTGGATGTTGCAGTCTACGCTCCACTCGTCCCTGTCGCTATATTTCCCACTGACGTAAACAAGCAGCCGCCGTTTGAATCTGGTAAGCTCATTATCAAGCCGTGCGGCCTCCTCCATGTTCAACGCTTGCTTGTCTTCAATCTCGTCCATCAGAATCCGCTCCCGTAGGTGTTGAAAGCTGAGGAATACCCTTTTACGGCATCTGCCACCTTCTCCAGCAGATTAACATCGGCAATGCAATGCTTCACAATGTGATCCATCGCCTCGGAATCGCCATCTAGAGACGCCCGGACCCATATGTCTCCATCAACGATCGTCTTCTCTCCTGCCCCAATCAGGCTGGCTATGGCAGCCAGCCCATTAGAAGACATTCGGAGCTTGCTTCTCGCTAAAAGAACTGGATCAACAAGTTTCTTGTTCGGGAAAGTACCCCACTCAAGACTGGTGTTCCATTTTGCCATCCGAGTTCTTATGTAAGGCAGGTCGAAGCGAGAATTGTGTGCTCCAAATCCTTCTACAATGTAGGTGCCATTGCTGACTTGAAGTCCGCAAACGGTATGAGGTCCAACCTTTTCAATAGCCTCAACCGTCAGCGAAGTCTTTGAGAACGCCTTAACACTCGGGAGCTTGTCGGGCGCAAAATTATCGAGGAATCCGGCGAGGTAGCCTTCGGCGTAGCTTGATGGATCAGTCCAAACCGGCAAGAGCCTGACGATTGGCTGCTTTTGTCGCTTATGATATATCGACATGTCAGACGTCTTGGACCATCGCCGGGCGCAGGCTGACTCCTTTTGCCCGCCCACTAGCCATGGATGTTCCCCATTCGATACAAGCTCCGAGCCGTCAGAAAGCACAAGCCGATAAACATCGTCAGTGAATGGATGATTGGACACCACTGTGCCAACTTCCCAGTTGCGCCGCGGCGCCGGGAGGTCAGAAAAATTCAGAAGTCGGTCGCCAGGAACAAGAGTCTCGACTGGAACCCATCGAAGATCGGCCGTCAATATGCGATGGCCAGGCGTCACGCATCCGTTGTGCGCCACAAGAACATCGTACTGACTCAGGCAGGCCACGATATCCTTAACCAGCAGATGGTCATCCGATCGCTTGCCTTGCTTCCATGGCTCATATTCGTCGCCACGAAACACATATGGCTTTTTGCGATCAGAACCCTTGATAACCCCGCACAGCACGATGCCAAAGTTGGCATTCAGAGAGGACGTTTCGAGATCGAAGCAGCAAGACGATATCATTAGAATCAGCCCATTGACCTTCCTGGCGCACCTTCCTGGCACCACACGATGCCTGGGCACCAGGGTGGCCGCTGCGGCGTATCCGGGACGGTCACCGGCTGATAGCCCGGACTCGGAGATGGCGGTGGCCACACTGGCTTCTGAAGATATTGTATCACAGCTGCCATATTCTCGACAAGAGCAAGACGCTTCAAAAGCGAGGCCACGCAATCCTCAAGGATGGCAACCCTTGTCGCCAGCTGGCGAAGCCTTGTCGGTTTTGCCGCATTTGCAACAGGAGCAGCATTCGGGGCCACAACATGAACAGCTGCATCCGTTACCCGAAGCACTTTCACAACTCGCTTGGATTTCGGCATTGCTGATCCTCTTGATGATGTGGCCTCCGGTGCAGACGCCAAGGAACACAAAGATGAAAGTCACGATACAACCGCTGATGATTCTCATGTTACTTCTCCAGCTTCGGGGCGGGCGGCAAAGACTGTTCGGCTCGATTCTGGGCCGTCACAAGCTCCAGCCAGTCGCCCAACGCGGTCTCGAAGATTTCGGTGTATGTCGGCAAGGCGTCCGGCTCCGGGGCGAAGTCCTGCTCGGGCGTCATACAACCGCTGATGATTCTCATGTTACTTCTCCAGTTTGGCTTCGATCTTGGCCGCCGTGTGCCTGCCAAAGATGGCTGTCAAGCCCCCCAGAATGGTCGGAACACCAACCTGGGTGTTTCCGGTATAGCAGAGATACAAGCCGTAGGCAACCGTGCCGGCGCCGGCAAGATACACTTTGTAGCCATCAAGAAGTTTCATTGGCTCACCCGTTCTGGCGTCACAGTAATCCTGTGAGGAATGTTGATCATCGTGGAGTAAGATTGCTGCGGAGGCGACGGAAGGAGATCGGCAGGCTGCTGGTAAAGAACAGGCTGTCGCCGAGCCTCGGACGACGCACCGGCGCCAAGGAATGGCAGATTGAGCCACCCGAGCCACTTGGTGGCCGCGAGCGCCACCAGCGCCCCGATAATCCCATGCAGCCATTCATTTGGAAGTTGCATTGCGTTTCCCGCCAAAGATTAAAGCCGTCAAGATCGCAACCAGTATCAAGAGTGGTGAGTCGTACCCCTGATCAGGATCAGGTACGGGTCCAGGGATCACCGGTGCCGGCTTCGGTTTAACAAGGTCCGGCGTTTTATTCGGATCGTAGTTTGGATCAATCCGCCGGAGCACACTGTTCATAGCTTGTGCAAGTCTCTCTGGTCCTTCATAAGCAGTCTGCAAATGGTACTCAATACATTTCGACTTCTTATCTGGCGGCCCGGAGATGGAGAGGAAGAATTCTTCCCCGGCTGGGCGTCTGAAGACTTCAGTTGGCCAGGCGCCAGGACGGTAAGCCTGAACCAGGAACTTGCCGGACATTGAAGCCATATCCGCGTGAGACTTCATATCCAACAGCACCCTGTCACATATATCTTTGGTGCCAGCCAGGGTGATGCGCGGTTTGCTGCTGTCGTCGGACAGCATGTCTGCGCCCAATGCTTCCTGGATGCTCTTGCCATTAACACGGTGTCCGTTTATCCACAAGGTTTCTGTTTGTGGAACCTTAGTGCGGTCCACTCCGAAAAATGCTTGCCCAGTTGCTCCATTCTTGTTCCCAGAGATCGAATCAACATGCCAAGGAGGGTAACCGTCTTTCCAATGGTTACCAGCAGCGTCGTAATCCATCCACCGTTTTTCAAGTTTGTCCCATCCGCCCACCTGGACACCGTGCCGATACAGGTACACGCGGTTCTCGTCACCCGAAAGGAGTCTCCACTCGTTTCCATCACCCACGACGCTGGTGACAGGCACATCGAACAGAACTGGTGCTGCTCCGCCCGATTCATGCTGAAGACGACTGATTCTGGTTGGAGATAGACGAGAGATTCTGGCTGGACCGACCGGTCCACAGTCCGAAGTCCCCCACTGTCCATACACCACCTGATTAGCTGGCGTCGCGTTCACCGGAACAGGAGGCGGCGATGGATTGAGTACGACAATTGCCCACCCTCCCCCGCCGAGTTTCCATCGGCGGAGAAACTCGTTGCGGCTCATCCATTCAAGTTTGTCGGCACCGATGAAATTGTTATCCAGGATGCAAGCCACACGATCATCCAGATGAACCAGATTAACCATGTGTGCCACCCGGCCGCCATATCGTTCTGAATAGCCATATGTAACAGAAGGCATACGGCCAGTACGAATAGCCAAATCCAGGATCGCAGGATCGCTGCCGCTGTACTGAACATACCTGGCACTCGGTACGTATTTCTGCATCATGCGGACTACCTTCTCCGGGTAGCCGCCCCCGGCTTCGGTCCGCATCTTTTTCTGGAAGCCGCGGAGGTCTTCGCAATTCTGCCACCGTCCAGAGTGCTCGATTGATGTGAAGACACAGAGTCCGGCCCCGTCCCGGCCTCCAATGTTTTTAATGTGCTCCATTGCCGGCATATCGCAAGCGACTTCGGTCCCGTCTGGACCAGTAGGCCCACCGATAGTAGCTTTCTCAGCATACGCCGGTCCCGCACACAAGAAGAGCAGCGGCAGAACGGGCGCGAATACAGCCATGGGAATTCGCATATCAATGCTCTTCTAAGGGTCACCGCGGTGAGTGATTGCAGCTTCGCCAACATACACAATCTCACGAAGTTTGCGAATGCAATCGCGCTGATCAGCGCTCGGAGGGACACAATCACGAATAGCGTTGCCAAAGTCAATGGCGGCCAAACGCATCAGCTTGATATTATCCTCCTGATCGGCCTGTAGCTTCTCGGGCGTGAAGTACGCCTTATGGTCCATGTTTCTTCCTTAAAAAAGCAAGGCAGAGGATCAGTGAAATGGTCAGTCCCAACCCGGCGCCGTTAACAAACCCAAGGTTGTGGGCTATTTGGTGTGATCGTGTTCTATCCTCGACCAAAGACACCAATTGATACACTTCTTCGCGGAACTTCTGTGGCGACGCGGAAATTGCCTGGCTCAAGCTCGATAACCCGGACGCCATCTTGTCCATCCCCGGCACTGTCACATTTACCTCCGGGCGTGGGGGAGGACGCAGCAGCGTCTCCAGGTACTGGGGCCGTGCCTGATCCTTCATAACCATCACTCTCCTGAACAAAGAGAAGCTTCTGTCTCGCGCTGATGTTCTTCTGGGCAGCGTCGATGAACTTCTGATGAATCTGCTCACGATAGATCGGCTTCGGCTTGCCGACACACTTCTTCTTCCAATGGCCTGACCAGGCATCCCAGTTGACGTAGAGCGGTATGTTCGCGATGTTAAGATCGCGAGTCATCATGCAATCTTCAGTACTCGCCTTCTTTTGCTGAAAGCGATCTGTGTACTCATAGTCAAAATACGGAGGATTCACCAATGGGTTATCGAAGACGCGCATGTCAACAATAACGAGTCCGGTGGGAAGGCAGGCTACCTCTTCAAATCCAGAACGAATGGCCGCTTCCTCTCGCGTGTAAGGCTCAATGTGAGCATCGGCGTTTGGATGGTCGCTCTGCATATTGGCCCATCGAAAGATATACGGCATCTCGTGCGGCGGGGGTCCGCAGTAAGGTGACCCAACCATACACGGGCCACGGACATAGTTCCGAATCATGAAGTCGATACTGGAGTCCCAAAACGGGAGGGCGTCGCTGAGAATGTCAAGCCGATTGCGGTTAGAGGCTAAGTAACAGTCTGGCGACATGTCATTGTCTACCATGACAAGGAAATGACACTTGTCAGCCTTTGCAGCTTCTATAGCCAAATTCCTCAGCATCGGAATCGGAGTGTCTGATTTCCAGAAATTAGCCACTCGGCCAATGCGCGGATCGAGCTTGCACTTGACAACGGTTCCTACGAGCCAATCCGTAACATCTGGGTCATCGCAACGGCCAAACGGAAACCGCGCGAACATGATATCAAAGATGGCCACATCATCCTCCTTGACTTACTGGGTGCCAATGCTTGAATATGATCAGTAAGGCAGCGGCCCGAGCAGGTACCATACATTGGGATTGCAACGACAACGAACGCCTGGTCCACCAGCGGAAACACTGATTTCCAGAGGCTCACCAAGACCACCAACCATCGGCGGGACAAGCGGAATCAGAAACGGGCCTACTGAACTCATCTGAAGTTGGAATACTAATCTTGTCCCAAACTTAACCAGGAACTCGACGGGCGATGCTGGAGTGGTATTAAAACTCAAGGCAGCTCCACCGAAATGGTACCGGCGTAATGGAGCTTCTGGGTAGCTAAAAATAAGCTCGGTATCAGCCAGCGATTTTTTCGAGTTGTCCTCGCTCGCGGTGGCGGCTGCCGGAACAGTCCAAATCTCATTAACGCCAGCCCAGTTCGTTATTGGAGTAATCGGCATGTTCCTCCGATGCTTGGTTACGCCATTACGTAGGCATTGGCAATTATCTTGCCCACAATCGCGCCACCAGGATCAGCAAGAGTCACTGTCACATCTGCTCCAGCGGCAAAAGCCAGCGGCGGCTTAAAAGTGCATTCGT